GAGGAAACAGAAAAACTTCCTGAAGATGTTGCATCCTACTTTAAGTATAAAAAAGAAACAGGAAGAGGTATTGAAGACTATGTAAAATTACAAAAAGACTTTAGTTCTATGAATCCTGATGATTTGCTAAGAGAGTACATAACAATTACAGAAGGCGAAGGTTTAGATTCTGAAGATATTGATTCCTTAATGGAAGATTATGAGTCTGACGAAGAACTAGATGATGAGTCTGTAGTTAAAAAAACAAAATTAGCAAAAAAAAGAACTATTGCTAAAGCTAAAAAATTCTTTAATGAACAGAAAGAATTGTACAAGCATCCGCTTGAGTCAAGACCGGGTGTAAATTCTGAAAGCGACAATGAAGAATTTAAAGCTTATAAGCAATATTTAGAATCGGCTAAAACCACGCAAGAAGAAAATGAAACAAAAAAAGATTGGTTTACAAAAAAAACTAATGAAGTTTTTGACGGTGAATTCAAAGGTTTTGAATTTACAATTAATGATAAACAAATTTCTTTTTCTCCTGGTGACCCGCAAACTTTAAAAAAAAACCAAGACACACCAATGAATTTTATAAACAAATATCTTGATGAAAACGGTTTAGTAAAAAATGCAGCAGGTTATCATAGGTCTTTAGCAATTGCAATGAATCCTGACAAATTTGCCAATTTCTTTTATGAACAAGGTAAATCTGAAGCTACGGAAGATGTTATGCGCAAAACTAAAAATATAAATATGAGTGAGCGTAGAGCACCAGAAATAACTAATAAAGGAGGAATGACAGTTAAGTCAATAAACCCTGATTCGGGGAGAGGCTTAAAAATAAGAAGTATTAAACGAAAATAAATTTTAAAAATTAATTATTATGGCAGGAGCAGTTCAAGCGGCCCCAGGGTTCGCTTTACAACCCAGTGCGGAACAAGTACCATTGAGTACAAATTATATAACTAACTTCGATTTTTTAAATCAGTATCTACCGGATACTTATGAAAAAGAATTCGAAAGATACGGTAATCGTACCGTTGCATCGTTTCTACGTATGGTAGGAGCTGAGATGCCTTCAAACTCTGACCTTATTAAATGGGCGGAACAAGGAAGGTTACACACTAAATATGTAGACTGTACAACAGCAGTTGCAGGAGCAGCAGTTAATGTAGCTCAATTTGCAGTTAATGATGCGCTAATACCAGGTACTGGAAGTATTGCTATTAGAGTAGGTCAAACATTAATGATAACTGCGAATGCAGGAGGAGCTAATAATAAAGCAATTGTTACAGCTGTTTCTACAGCAAACAGTACTTTTGATGTAGCTTTTTACGAAGCCGCAGGTTTTCAAAATGCAGCAGCAGCTAATAAGTTTACTGTATTTATTTACGGTTCTGAATTTAAAAAAGGAACAAATGGAATGGTTGGCTCTTTAGAGGCTGATGATGTTATCTTCTCTAACTCACCAATTATTATCAAAGATAAGTATGCAGTTAGTGGTTCAGATATGGCACAAATTGGATGGATAGAAATTCAAACTGAAAATGGAGCTAGTGGATACCTATGGTATTTAAAGTCTGAGCATGAAACAAGACTACGTTTTGATGATTATTTAGAAACAGCAATGATTGAAGCTGTACCAGCAGAAGCTGCGTCAGGAGCAATTGCAGCTGGAGGAGACGTAGGAAACAAAGGTTCTGAAGGTATCTTCTATGTGGTTAATAACAGAGGAAATGTATGGGGCGGTGGAAATCCTAATGCACTTGCAGATTTTGATGCAATTATATCTCGTTTAGATAAGCAAGGTTCTATTGAAGAAAATGTAATTTTTGTAGATAGAGACTTTGGATTTGACATTGACGATATGTTAGCTGCACAAAACTCTTATGGAGCTGGTGGTACATCTTATGGTTTATTTGACAATGACAAAGACATGGCATTGAACCTTGGATTTACTGGATTCCGAAGAGGTTATGACTTTTATAAGTCTGACTGGAAATACTTAAATGACCCAACTATGCGTGGTGGTTTACCTGCTGGAGCTAATTCTGGCCGTGTTAACGGACTATTAGTACCTGCTGGTTCTACTACAGTATATGACCAGATTTTAGGGAAAAACGCAAAACGTCCTTTCCTTCATGTACGATACAGAGCTTCTGAAACTGAAGACAGACGTTACAAAACTTGGATTACAGGTTCTGCAGGCGGCGCACAAACTTCAAGCTTAGATGCTATGGAAGTTCATTTCTTGTCTGAGAGAGCTGTATGTACTTTAGGTGCAAACAACTTCTTCTTATTCCAAGAGTAGTATTTATATTAAGGGAGGTTTAACCGCCTCCCTTTTTTTTTAATTTAATTAAATCTTATATAATGAAAAAAAATAAAACATTAGTAGACAAGGTCTACAAACTTACTAGGGGCGATGCTCCAATATCATTTTTACTTCCTTCAAGCGGAAATAAAAGACAACCATTATTATGGTTTGATGAAGAAAAAGGTATAAACCGAGTTCTAAGATATTCCTCTAATCAAAAATCACCATTTGAAGACGAGCAAGATGGTAATGTTATAAGAAAGCCTGTTGATTTTCAGGATGGATTTTTAAGAGTTCCAAAGAATAATCCAAATCTACAAGAATTTCTTTATTATCATCCATTAAATGGTTTAAAATTTGAAGAAGTTAATGAAGAAAAAGATGCAGCTTTAGAAATAGAGCAATTAAATTTAGAGGCGGATGCGCTTATTGAAGCTAGAAAACTTTCAGTAGACCAAGTAGAAACAATTTATAGAGTTTTATTAGGAAAAAATACTGAGTCAATGACCACAGCTGAATTACGAAGAGATATATTAGTCTCTGTAAGACAAGAGCCTGCTGATTTTTTAAAGGTAATTAACGACCCTCTGCTTAAATTACAATCTAATGTTCAGTTGTTTTTTGACAAAGGATTATTAAATTTTAGAAATAAACAAAAAGAAGTATGGTATAATACTTCAATTAACAAAAAGAAAATGTTAACAGTTCCGTTTGGTGAAGACCCTATGTATATTGTGTCTTCATATTTACAAAGTGATGATGGAATAGAAGCGTTAAAAATGCTTGAAAAACTATTAGAAGAGTAAATATCAAATCAAATAGTGTAGAAGATTAGAAGGGGTCAAGAATAATTGACCTCTTTTTTTTTTGTTTATCTTTGTAAAAAAGAAAGCGATGATAAACGCTGTTAGAAATACAGTTCTTGCTATCCTTAACAAGAATAATTACGGTTACATATCTCCATCAGACTTTAATCTGTTTGCAAAACAAGCACAGCTAGATATTTTTGATGAATATTTTATAGGATACAATAGTCAAATTAATAAAGAAAATGGTAGAGTATCAGGCACAGGATATGCAGATATATTAAAGGGATATGAAGAGGTTATTGATACTTTTTCTATTACCGCTAGTTTATCTCAAAACTTATTAAATGAATATATAGTTCCTACTCCTGCTACTACAGGCTCAGATTATTATCTTTTAAATAAAATATTAATATATAGTTTAGTTACTTCATCAGGAACTACAACAGCTATTGGAGGAGGTAATCTTAATCTTATAGATGATACTGCTACATTTCAAACTGATGGTATAGTTTCTGGAGACATTGTTTCTGTAGTTATATCTAATTCAGTGATTACTAATTTAAAAGTTGTTTCAGTTACTAATCAAACTACTTTAGTTATGAATGTAGCTTCTTTAACTGCTGCAAATTTATCTTATGCTATTTATAAAAAAGTAAATTTAAAAAACGAAGCAGAACAGGTAAATCACAGTAAAATTACTATGTTAAATAAATCTATGCTTACAGCTCCTAATTCTACTTATCCAGCATATACTCAAGAAGGAAGTATTTTAACTTTACACCCTGATTCAATAAATACAATAGGAAGGGTAGTGTCACAATATATAAGATATCCTTTAGACCCTAAATGGACTTATATTTCCTTAATAGGAGGAGAACCGGTGTTTGACCAATCACAATCAGACTATCAAGATTTTGAGTTACCTGCTGATGATGTAAATAATTTAGTAGCTAGAATATTACAATATTCTGGAATGTCTATAAGAGAAATGGCAACTGTACAATTTGGTCAAACTATAGAACAAACAGAAAACCAAGAACAATAACATGGCATATTTATCTCAATATCAATACTACGAAAATTCTGGAACTGCGCCTGCTAATAAAAACTGGGGGTCTTATCAATATGTAAGCTTGGAAGATATAGTAAATAATTTTCAGTTAATGTATTCTGGAAATCATTCTTTAGTTAATAACGAAGAAAGGTATAAAATATTGTTTCATGCAAAACGTGGAATTCAAGAATTAAACTATGATGCTTTTATGGAAATAAAGGCTCTTGAGCTTACAGTATACGATAATTTAACTTTTGTTTTACCTAGCGATTATATAAATTGGGTAAGAATATCTCTATATAAAGACGGGTGGCTTAGACCTTTGAATGAAAACATTCAAGTAAACTCTGCTCAATCTTATTTACAAGGTGCTGGAGGTACGTTAACATTTAATGCCGATGGAACGGTTATAACTGATGAATCTACATTGGATACTGAAAGAAAAAATGGTCAACAAAATAGTATATATTTAAATCAAAATAATGACATAGACCAAGTTGAAGATGATAATGCATCTGATTTTTATTCAGATTATTCTATTGGAGCTCGTTATGGTTTAAATACTGAAACAGCTAATGTTAATCCAACTTTTAGGATTGATAAAAAAGCCGGTGTAATAAATTTTGATTCTACAATGTTAAATGAAAATTGTGTTTTAGAATATATATCTGATGGAATGGAAGGTGGAGACGACTCTCAAGTTTCCGTTAATAAACTATTTGAAGATTATGTTTATGCTCATATTGAGTACGCTATTTTAAATAGTAAATTTAATGTTCAAGAGTATATTATTAGTAGAGCTAGAAAAAGAAAAACTGCTCTACTTAGAAATGCAAAAATTAGATTAAGCAATATTCATCCTGGAAAATTA